GGGATTGGCTTATTGTCCGTTTCATACCAAAGCAGCCATGCGCGGAGCGGCCAGCGAATGAATGCATTTGCGGAAATCGCCCGGCGCCTCGTGGCTGCCGGGACCTCGATCGAAGAGGCGGCCGAATTGGTCGCTCGCGCGGCAATCGAGGCAGTAAGCCAGCGCAGTGCGGGAGCCGAGCGGACTGCACGATGGCGAGAGCGTAAAGCGTTACAAGCGTCACAAGCGTCACAAAGCGTCACAGTGACGGTTAGTGACGCTCCGCAATCGCCCGATTCGGCCCCCTCTAAGGTTCCCCCTATAACCCCCTTAAATACACCCCAAGGTTCCGAACCTAAAGGTTCGGCCGACGAAATCGTCGGCGAGGACCCTCGGGCGCGACTTTTTCGGAAGGGGAAAACGATCCTCGCGAGCTGGGGCATAGCCGAAAAGCGAACCGGTCCCTTGCTCGGAATGTGGCTCAAGGATCGGAACGATCCGACCGGATTGCTTGCTGCGATCGAGTTTGCCCGCGATCAGAGCGTTGCCGAGCCCGTTGCGTACATTTCCACGCTTCTCAAAGGCAGCCCCAATGGACGAACACAAAAATCCGATCTTTCCGCCATGTGCTTCGACCTCGCTGACGAGTTCCGGCGCAGGCAATCTGCGTCAGGCGTTGAACGAACGGTTGACGTATCCGGAGGCCATTGAGGTCGTCGGTAAGCTTCTGGGCTTGTTCCCGAATGGATCTCCAGCAAATGCAAAAGGATATATCGGCGGTTTGTCTCAAGTTTTGATCGCTTATCCAAAATCTGTTTCGCTGCGCTGCAGCGATCCGCTCAAGGGGGTCGCAAAAGACACGCGATTCCTCCCGACGGTAGCTGATTTGGTTGCATGGTGCGAACGCGAAACAATCGCAATGCGCAAACCGGTCGAGACCGTCGATCATTTCAGCCGGTTGCACGATGAGATGATAGCTCGGCGCGAGGAAGGCGAATATTGGCAGAAGGCCCGTGCGACACGGCTTTCACTCGATGAACTCCGCGCGAAGCATGGGCCAGACTGGGGCATAAAGGGCAGAATAATCGACGACGGAACCGCAAAGAAGCGGCAGACCGCTGCCATACAGGCAGGAAACGATCGGGCTTTGGCCCTTGTGAAAGGCGGAACGATTTCTGCTGGCATTCCGATTACCCAAGCCTTGCTCGACAACATCGAAGCCAGCAAAACGCAAGCGGAGGCCGCAGAATGACTCTTGATCCTCTCGATCCTGCCACTAAGCGCCGGCGCATCTGGTCTTGGTTTCATTTCGAGAAGCTCGACACCTATGACATTGCCCGTGCGCTTGGCCAGCCCGAGGCTGACATCGAGCGCGAGCTGTCCCGCATTTTCGACGCTCATCAGCCGGCAACGAGGTAGGCATGGGGCTTTCTCAAGCCGAGCTCGATATGCCGATCGGCCAGCCCTTAGTGATTACTGAGGTGGAACGGCGCATTTTGCGGGCCTGCAAGACGTTGCGCGCGGTTCCAGATCACGAGGCCAAATTCATGAAGATTTACAGCCCATGGCCCGAAATCAAGCGGGCTGTCGAGGATGCCTATGGCTATACCGAAGCCACTATGCCGAAGTTTCGACCGTCGCCGGCGGATGTCAGCGACATGTTGACTGCACTTTCATGGGCTCGAGCGATAGAAAAGCGCGAGTTCAAGCTCGTGTGGTGGCGATCATTTGATATATCTTTCAAGCACATAGGATTGCGCATTGGTCGCTCGGACGAGATGGCTCGGCTACGCTACAAGGATGCCATTTTGAAGATCTGGTGCGTCGCCAATAATGTAAATTCACAAAGGGCTTGATTTCATTTGGCAAATTTGGCAAAGTCCATGCAAATCATCATATCATGTGGAAATTCCGTCTTGATCGGCGCTGGCCTTTCCGCCGATCCGGCCGCTGGCGATGCAATGCAACTCCCCATCGTCAGCGGCTTTTTCCTTCAGGATCATGAACATGCCTCTCAAATCAGGTAGGTCACGTCCAGCATTTGTCTACAATGTCAAGAAGGAAATTGAGGCCGGAAAACCGCAGAAACAGGCTGTGGCGATCGCCTATTCCGAGCAGCGTAGATCCGGAATGCCGAGGCGCAAAACCAAACGCTAAGCCATTGATAAGGCTCCGCTGGATCATGCGCCCCTTCAACATCCGTCAGCTTGAAACGCCTGGCGGCCTCTACGACAAGCCCAAGCCCGGCGCTCGCAAGATGCGGATGGGTGGGAAGGGGAGACGGAGGCGGAATGGGCCGCCCAAGTGATTATTCACCGGAAACGGGATTATCAATCTGTGCCGAACTTTCGGTAGGCAAATCTCTTCGTCAGATCTGTTCTGCTGATGAAATGCCGGATAGATCGACAGTTTTTCGATGGCTTGAAAAGCACCGTGAATTTCGCGACCAATACGCGCGTGCTCGTGAAGCGCAGACCGAATATTGGGCTGATGAAATCCTTGAGATAGCAGATGACGGTTCCAACGATTGGATGGAGCGCCAGCGCCAGAATGGCGAGTCCGAGACGGTCGTGGACCATGAGCACATCAATCGCTCTCGATTGCGAGTGGACTCTCGAAAATGGCTTATGTCCAAGCTTGCTCCCAAAAAATATGGAGACAAGGTTGATCTGCAGCATACGGGCGCTGATGGCGGCCCTGTCCAAATCGAACGTATCGAGCGCGTGATTGTCAAAAGTTCTCCAAGTTCCGACAGCGGAGGTATTTGAGCCACTGCTCGCGCCTGCTCGTTACAAAGGCGCATATGGCGGCCGCGGCTCGGGCAAGAGCCATTTCTTTGCCGGCCTGGCGATCGAGGATGCACTTGCGGAACCGGGCAACAGCGGTGAGGGCCTGCGCACCATCTGCATTCGCGAAGTGCAGAAGGATCTCAAGGAAAGTTCCAAGCTCCTGCTCGAGGACAAGCTTGCCAGCCTGAAGCTAGGCGAGGCTGAAGGCTTCAAAATCTATCGTGACGTCATCCAGACGCCCAAGGATGGCATCTTCATCTTTAAGGGCATGCAAGAATATACCGCCGAGTCGATCAAGTCGCTGGAGGGCTTCAGAAGGGCGCTGATCGAGGAAGCGCAGATGCTCTCGGTCAGGAGCCTGACGATGCTCCGGCCCACCATACGGGCTCCTGGCTCACAGATATGGGCAATCTGGAACCCACGTCGGAAAGCCGATGCCATCGACGAGTTCCTGCGTCGTGTTCCGCCAAAGGATGCGATCGTCATTGCGGCCAACTGGCGAGATAATCCGTGGTTCCCGGCCGAGCTGGAAGCCGAGCGCAGGCATGATCTGGAACATTACCCGGAGCGTTACGAGCACATCTGGGAAGGTGATTACGCCCGAGCCTTCGAAGGGGCATATTTTGCGAGCGGGCTTGCGAAGGCAAAGGCCGAGGGGCGGATTGGCAAGGTGGCTGCCGATCCGCTCCTGCCATTGCGGGCATTTTTCGACATTGGCGGCCCTGGCGCGCATGCCGATGCCATGTCGATCTGGATCGTCCAATGGGTTGCGAAGGAGATCCGCGTTCTGGACTATATCGAGGGCATCGGGCAGACGCTCGGTTACTACACGGCCGAGCTGCGCCGGCGCGGCTACAAGGATGCGATCTGCCAGTTACCGCACGATGGCGTGAACACCAATGCGGTTACGGGCAAGCAGTATGTCGATCATCTTCGTGAGGCCGGCTTTGAATGTCCCGATCCCAAGGAAAACATGGGCAAGGGTGCTGCTGCTATGCGGATCGAGGCTGTTCGCCGGCTTCTACCGCAATGCTGGTTCAACGAGGCGACGACGGAAGCCGGCCGGGATGCGCTGGGGTATTACCATGAGCGGAAAGACGATGCGCGCTCGGTTGGCCTTGGCCCGGACCATGATTGGTCGTGTCATGCTGCAGATGCGTTTGGGCTGATGGCGGTTTGCTACGAGGAGCCGGAGCGCGAGCGCCCTGCAGCGCGACTGCAGCATCGCGGAGAAGGGGCATGGATGGGGTAGTCATATGGCAGTCCTGACAGCAGCGGTACGCAATAAGCTCAAAACTGCGGTTTTCGGCCTTCCGAAACAGCGGAAATATCCCATGCCTGATTTTGATCACGCAGTTGATGCGAAGGCCAGAGCTCGCCAGGAACTAAACGACGGCAAGCTCTCGCGCGGCGATTATGAGCAGATCGTTACCATGGCAAATCATATGATGGCCAAATATCGGAGCAACGGATGAGCAAAGACGATCTCAAGATTCCGACAGACAATAAAGTTTCCTCGAATGCTCATCGCGAGCATTTAAAGAATCTTATTATGAAGATGTACTACGAATGGTTCAGGCTCGGTTATAATAAATGAGCAAAGACGACGACCTGCTCTCGGAAGGCAAAGAAGCCTTCGAGCAGGCCAGTGACGCCGAGAGTGAGAACCGCACCGATTACATCGACGATCTCCGCTTTGCCCGTCTTGCCGAACAGTGGCCCGATCTGGTCAAGCAGCAGCGCCAGCGTGATGGTCGTCCATGCCTGACCGTCAACCGGCTGCCCTCGTTCATCCGGCAGGTGGTCAACGATGCCCGGCAGAACAAGCCCTCGATCAAGGTTCATCCCGTCGATAGCCAAGCTGACGTTGCAACGGCCAAAATCTATGACGGTTTGATCCGGAACATCGAGACGGTCAGCTCGGCCGATGTGGCTTACGATACAGCGACCGAATGTGCGGTATCGGGCGGCTTCGGATATTTCACGATCGACATCGATTACGCTTATGACGATACGTTCGATCTGGACATCATCATCAACCGAGTTTCCGACCCACTGCTGATTTACGGCGATCCCAATTCGACTGCGGCTGACTCGTCCGACTGGAACACGGCATTCGAGATCGTCGACATGCCGGAAGATGAATTTACCGAAACGTATCCTGACGCCGAGAAGATCGATTTCAACAGCCTTGCGCGGGACGTAGGCGAGCCCTGGTTCAGCGAAGACCGGGTAATGCTCGCGAAGTGGTGGCGCCGGGAAGAGGTCCAGAAGACCATCCTGCTCATGTCGGACGGCACTATTCTCGATGCCGATCGCATGAAGGAGGCCAAGGATCTGCTCGACGCCGCGGGCGTGCGGGTCATGAAGGAGCGCTCGACCCGCACCTACAAGGTCACCCGTCATCTCATGACAGGAGCGGAAATCCTCAAATCGGAGGATTGGGTTGGAACATACATTCCGATAGTTCCCGTTTATGGGGACGAGGTTGTGGTTGATGGCAAGCGGTATTTCCGTTCACTGATCCGCGACGCCAAAGATCCGCAGCGGATGTTCAATTACTGGCGTACGACGGGAACTGAGCTGGTCGCGCTTGCGCCCAAAACGCCATTCATCGGTCCGAAGGGAGCATTCAAGACCGATGCGACCAAATGGGAAACCGCCAACACGCGCAGTCATGCGATGATCGAATATGACGGAAACGTGCCTCCGCAGCGACAGCCATTTGTTGGTGTTCCGGCCGGCGCATTGCAGGAATCGCTCAATTCCGCCGACGACATGAAGTCCATTATGGGCATTTATGACGCATCGCTGGGCGCGCGATCGAATGAAACCAGCGGGCGGGCGATCGTGGCCCGGCAGCGCGAGGGCGACGTCTCGACGTTCCATTTCATCGACAACATGACGCGGGCGATCCGCTGTGCCGGCCGCATCATGATCGACCTAATCCCGCATGTTTATACGCAGAACCGGATTTTGCGGGTTCTGGGCGAGGATGGCACGCCAAGTCAGGCGCCACTTGGCCAGCCGGTTCCTGTCATGGGACCGAATGGTCAGCCACAGATCGACCCCCAAACGGGCATGCCCATGACGCGCATCTACGACCTGGGCGTGGGCAAATACGACCTGACCGTCACGGCTGGTCCGTCGTTCACGACCCGGCGCGAGGAAGCGGCGGCGCAGATGACCGAGCTCCTGCGCGCCTTTCCGGCTGCCGCGCCGGTCATTGGTGACCTGTATGCCAAGAATCTTGACTGGCCGGGTGCAGATGAAATCGCTGACCGGCTCAAGGCGCTGTATGAGCGCACGGTCGGTGGCGGACAGGGTCAGCAGGGCATTCCGCCAGAACAAGCTGCGGCCGTGCTGCGGCAGCTTCAGGCGCAGATCAACCAATTGCAGCAGGAAAACACCGCGCTCAAGCAACAGGTCGGCATCAAGGCGCAGGAAGCGCAGATCAAGGGCTTTGAGGCCCAGACCGATCGCATGCGCGCCGTGCACGAGATTACGCAACCGCCGATGGTTCGTTTGCCGGCGGCTTAATTTAAGGAACGTCTGGTGTGTCCCTACGCGATCCTAACGCTACCCATCCACAGAATGACCCGGGGCATTCTCATTCGGTGAATGATCCTGGCTGCACCCATACATGGACCACGTATCAGGGCAGCATTGACGGCATGACAGGAATGACTGTGGGAGTGACTGCATCGCCGCCTATCACGCGGGCTGAATTCGATGAACTCAGTCGCAAAATTGAGGAAATCGAAAAGTTCCTCGTTCGTGCAGGGTTGAACACAACTTCAACAATGATTCCGTGATGACAATAATTCAGCAAATGATCCAATTGAAAGTACGCGCTATGAGCGCGCGTTGCCGGATCAAAGCATGGCGAATGACAAAAGAGGAAGTCCAGCGTCTTGAGAAGGAAACGGGTCGTAATATGCCGTGGCTGTCTACAGAATGTTTCATGCTTGTAGAGTGGGGCCATGAATTCCGCCTTCTCGGCGCACCCGTAACGCTGAGATGAGAATTATTCGCGCCATTTTCGAACGCCTGAAAAGCCAAACACCAAGGCGCACGCATTTGGTCTTCCGTGTATTGGGCATCCGCCTGCACGAAGATGACGACGACTAGATTTTCACCCGTTCACCAACCTGACAATGCAGGAGTGATGCAGCCATGAGCGATGGCACCGAAGAACTTGACCCGATCGCAACGGAAACGCCAAGCGATCAGGCCGGGGACGACGTAGCTGATCAAGCTGTCGATACTGGCGAAGAAGAAGCCGAAGAGCTCGACGATCTAGAGCACGACGGCAAGCAATACCGCATTCCGAAGGCGCTCAAGGGCGGCTTCATGATGCAGGCCGACTACACGCGCAAGACGCAGGAGTTGGCCGAAGGCAGGCGCGGCCTCGACAGTGAGCGAGATTCGTTCACCAAGGAAAGCGAGGCTCGCCGGCATAGTGAGAAGGAAATTGGCCGCATTGCGGTGATGGACGAGGATCTTGAGGCGTACCGAAAGGTCGATTGGGCCGCATTCCGGGCCACAAACCCGGAACAGGCGGCCGCGGCATTTCAGGACTACTCGTTACTTCGCGACCGTCGCGACGAGCTTGCGGGCAAAGTCAACCGAGACATACAGCAACGGACCGCCGAAGCGCAGCAGTCATTTGCCAAGCGCTATGATGCGACGAATGTTGTTCTCGCCAAGGATATCAAGGGCTGGAACCAAGACACTGCCACAAAGCTGAGAGAATTCGCCCTCGCGAACGGCGCCACGCAACAGGACATCCTGACGCTCGCCGTCAACGCGCCGCTGGTGAAACTCCTGCACAAGGCATGGCTCGGGGATCAGCTCATCGCCAAGCAAACTGCGGCCGCACAGAAGGCCAAGGTTGCAGCGAACGAAGTTCAGGAAGCCAAACCACTCACGACAGTAACCCGTCGTCCGTCCGGCAATGCCAAGGCCGGACTGCATGATGGTCTGTCCACGGATGAGTGGATGCGGCGTCGCAACGCTCAGGTGAAACGTAAAGCCTGAGCCTCATCAATCCTAGGGGCACACTGTGGCAAATACTCTCATCACACCGACTGCGGTGACGCGAGAAGCGCTCCGCATTCTCCACCAGAAATTGAACTTCATCGGCAATATCAACCTGCAATACGACGAGAATTACGCCCAGAAGGGCGCGAAGATCGGCTCGGCATTGCAGGTTCGCGTCCCGAACTCGTTCCAGGTTCGCAAGGGCGTCTCGTTGTCGGCTCAGGACACGGTTGAGACGACGACCACGATCACCATGGCCAGCCAGTACGGCGTGGATCTGAACTTTACCAGTCAGGATCTCACGCTGTCGTTGGATGACTTCTCGACGCGCATTCTCAGCCCAGCCATGGCTGTTCTGGCTGCAAATATCGAGGGCGACGTGCTTTCCGCCGCCTATCGGGATGTTTACTACAGCGTGACCAACTTCGGCACTGCAGCGACCTTCAACAAGGTGCTCGGAGCTCGTAAGGTGCTCACGGACAATCTTGCGCCGACGGGCAACCGCACGGTCTGCCTGCAAACGCAGGACAACGTGGATCTGGTTGACGCCCTCAAGGGCCTCTTTCAGGATTCGGGCGAGATCGCAGCGCAATACCGGGAAGGACTCGTCGGACGTACCGGCGGGTTCGACTGGTATGAGAACACGCTGTTGCCGAGCCATACTCGAGGCGCGGCCACGGCGGGATTCACGACCGACACGCGCACGTCGGCTCTGTCGCTCACCTCCACGGCTGTGTCATCGCTTACTGTCAGTGCGCTGGCGAATGGTGGCATCAACAAGGGCGATATCATCCGTATCGCCAACGTGAACCGGGCGCACCCGGAAACCAAGGCCAATACCGGTGTTCAACAGTCGTTCGTGCTGACGGCGGATGCGGCCTCAGGCGCGACCACGATCAGCATCGCGCCCTCGATCA